GGGAGCCGGTACGGCGGCCTCACTACAGGAAGCAAGAGCCGTTGCCATGACCGGTGTTGCTTACACGGCAACCGGCGCTAAAGCGGTATCGGCCGGTACGGTGTCTATGGGGGTATTGGCACGTACGGGCGGTATGGTTCGAAATCTAACCGGTATGGTATGGGCTTTGGCAGGAGGTTGGATGGGCGTTGCCGCGGCAGCGGTGGCGGCTGGTGCGTATATATATTCGGCATATAAAAAAGACCAGGCCTATCGGGGGGCTCATACGTATAGCGTAAAAGGTGCAGATGGCCGAAATCACCGCATGACGGTGGGCGAAGACGGTACGGTCTTACGAGCTAACGACGATAAAGCATACGCACGTAAATATAAAGTTGGTCATGTGAGCGTGTATAAGCCTGTTGATGATACGGCTATTCGAAATGCGAAAAAGGCGCATGCTGCCGCATTGGCAAAGGTAAAGGCGGACGAAGACCGCAGTATGCACGTTGATCTTGAACGGCAAATGGCGGATCTTACACGCCTATCGGCAGGTAAGCAACCGGGGATGAAAAACGTCGGAGCACATAAAGCGGCCTTGCAACCTAAAGATACATCAATTGCGGCACAAGTGTATCAGATACTGATAAAATCGGGCATAGACAGTCGTTATGCCATAGGTCTGATCGGTTCCTATATGACGGAATCAGGAGGTAATACGGAACAATTACGTGCAGACGCGGTTAATCCCAAAAGCGGGGCATACGGTATCGGTCAATGGTTAGGAATACGTAAGCGCGGCTTGGCGGCGTTTGCCAAATCGCAGGGGTTATCTATGGCGGATTATCGTACGCAAGCACTATATCAAGTACATGAACTGACAACGGACGGATACGAACGAGAGCAGTACCGTAAAGCGTTGGCGAGAATACGAGCACAAGGTATTACCGATCCGGGAGCGCTTGCTACTATTGCCGATCGGTATACTACACGAAGTGAACAGACTGGGGCGATTCAGATACAAAAAGCTCGTAATGCACGACGGTTTGCCGCAAAGATACAAGGCGGCGTGGGAGCCGGTCCGGAGATGGATTTAGCTACAGATATGGCAGTTCATCAGCAAGAGATAGACCGAGCAAAGATATCGCTTAAAGAATTGGAAGACGAATTACAAGCAGCCGTACAAAAGCATACCGGTACGGCGTATGAAATAGAGATGGGAACCGTAAGCGCAGAAGTTTTGCGTAAAAAAGCGTTGGTAGATAAATTAGGACAGACGGATCCCGGTATAGATACCCGTAAAGCTATGCAGCTACTTACGCAGTACCAACAGGAAGAAACCAAAAAAGTAACTACGGCATGGCGTAAACGGTGGCAGGATTTTAGGATGAATGCAGCTCGGGCGGAAGCCGCTCTTATGGGGAATTATAACACGTTAGCCGAAGCGATGTATCGCGATAAACGGGCAAGACTGGAGGCGGAACGTAAGGAGCAATTACACGCATTATCCCAATATGCCCATGATAAGGAAGCCGAGCTTGCTGTTGATAAGACATACACGGTAAAAGCCTTAACCCTTCTACGGGAATTGGATGATGCAAAACGGGACAGCTATAAGCAAGAATTGGATTTTGCTATTGGTAGGCGGGACAGAAAACGAGTAGACAGCCTACTGCACAGCAAGCGTCGTGAACAGTATGAGGCGTGGCAAGATAGAGGAAAAGCCATACAGACGTACGTGAAATTATGCCGGGAAAGTGCCGGGACGACACAGGGACTGATGGCGGATATTGCCGCCCGGTTTAGCGAATCCTTAGCCGATAGTTTCGGAAAACTGGGAACGGAAATACATAGTACCGAAGAATTGGTATCCCAAGTAGGAAAAACGATGATACGGACGGTTATGCAAATCATGGCAAAAATCGTAGCGGCAAAAGCGGCAATCGCCATCTTTGGGAATATGCCGGGGCTAAGACAGGAACCATCGCCTGTCTATCGTATGCAAGAGTATTTGCCGGGAGGAATTTTAGGAGGCATCGGCACAGGATTATTGCATAGTCGTATTCCTAAATTTGCAACCGGTGGCATTGTAACGGCCCCGACCGTAGGGGTCATTGGAGAAGGGCATCATAACGAGGCCATACTACCGCTTAATGCACAGACTTTTGCCTCCATCGGAGCCGGCATTATACGGAACATGACGGGGCCTACGCAAGTTATGCAGCCCGTTATTCAGATTATTAATAAAAGCGGCGTGCCCGCTACGGTGACCCATACCGATATGGATGCCAAAATGGGCGCGACCATATATACCATTGTCATGGATAAATTGATGGCAAATAAGGACGGTGCGTTAGACGCATTACGTCAACAAGTAGGAGGGTAACATGTTAGCATTTCCAATCAACATACCGCCGCCATTGGTGCCTTATGCAACCGGTGGCGGTGATTCGTATAAACTGTCCGTTAAGGATAGCACCATTACAGCGACAACGGAAGGCGGATATAAGATTACGCGACCTCGTAATACCCGGCGTATACGTACCTGGACGTATACCTGGGGATTTTTATCGGATGAAGATTTTGCTTCTTTAGAGCGATTTTATATGAAAGTAGGGCAGCATGAAATATTTTCCTTTACGCATCCCGGTAGCGGAGAAATAACGCATGTACGTATGGTAGGGGATTTTACATCGCAATGTCTTTATCCGAGCGGGTGGCAAGTCACCCTTTGTTTTGAGGAGGTGTAAGAGATGGAGCACGTATCATCCGCGGCGTCGGGACTTCTTACGGGGACAACCTTAGGGTATGCATCCCCATTTTTGACATTTGTTGAACTTACGCATACCAAATTGGAGGAGGTATTGCGAATCGTACAAAATAATGAAAACCTTGCATGGCGGGGAGCCTGGTGGCGTGCCTATCCGTTTCAAGTAAGTGAATTGACGACATCGGGAGCGGAAGCACCTACCTGCACTTTATCTATTAGTAATATCAAAGGATTACTACAAGGCTTTTTACAGCAGTATGACGGACTTACCGATGCTACCGTCGTCATTTATGTAACCAATGCGGCTTTGCTAAACAGCCCGGAGCCGATATTGGAATATAGGTATACGGTGGCCGAAACATCGTATACCAATCAATGGATTTCTTTTCGCCTGGCACCCGGCCCTGAGGATACGAACCGTTTTCCCGCGCAGACTTACGCCTCAAACTTTTGTCCGTATCGGTATGGATCGGTACGATGTGGCGCCGATCCTAAGGGAGCCCCTTGTCGTAACACGGCAAGTACCTGTAAAGTTCCTACTCGGTTTGGCGGGGAAGAAGGCATGAGCAGTGTATGATAGGCGAGACACTTATCGGCACGCCCTATCTGACGGGCGGTCGTAATCCCGAGGAAGGGTTGGATTGTTACGGATTAGTAGTAACGATATATGCCATGCGGGGGTATCACGTGCCGGATATATTGGAGGAGCTTGTAGAGGGGGTATGGACAGCGGTAACGGTACCGGAAACGTATGACTTGATACAGGTAGGAACGGACCATTGCGGCTTATATATATGGCCGGGAAAATTGTTGCATACAACCGTTCATACGGGGGCGGTGCTTAGTCCCCTTACCCCTTATGCACCGATGATTACCGGCTATTATCACTATACAGGGAGGAACACATGACAAAGGAGATCGTATTAGTTGGCGTTACGGTCGTATATATAGATAACATACTGCGACCGTTTCAGCGGCGTATAAGCAATCATTCCGTTACCCGCGGTACGGTATATGATTATATAGAGGAAGACCTGACAGGAAAAATGGTATACCTGAACGGATTGCCATGTACGGATCCGATGTCTATATATCCGAAGGCGGGCGATATGGTAGCCGTAACACCTTATGTGGCAGGATTTTTAGGGAACCTGCTGGGATTTGTTGCCTCCATAGCCCTTGGCGGAGTGGTTGGCGGACTTGTCCGGGGACTGGCTTGGGGAGGAATTGTCGGAACGATTGGTAAAAGTCTGGTATATGGGGCGTTAATGTATGTAGGCGGTAAAGTGATTAACAGTGTATTTAAACTCAACCAGCCTTCTAAAGACCGTCATATAGAAAGCAGTTACGGATGGGAGCTGCCTCGTTTATGTAGCACCGAAGGCATGCCGATTGGTGAAACGTATGGCGAATGCATACCGACACCGCAGCTTTTGATGAGTCATGTGGATACGGTACATGAAGGTAATAAGGATGTACAGTATCTTAATCTATTACTCTGTGGCGGGTGGGGAATCGTTGATGATATATATCGCATACGGATCGGGTATACTCCTATTGAGCATTTTAAAGACGTACAAATTGAAACCAGACCGGGGCAAAACGATCAAAAGTCCATTTCTTTTTTTCCCGATACCGTGCAAGATACACGAGTGGATTTGGAAATGGACACGGGAACGCCGCTGGTACGCAGTACAGATAGCCATAAAGCGGAGCGGATAGATATTACCGTGGAAGCACCGCAGGGAATATACCACATGGAGAACAATGGCGATTTATCTGCTTGCAGCGTAACCTTTTATGCCGCTTACCGACGGATGGAAACAGACGGAACCGCAACCGGAACGTGGATACAGGGAGGCGCATGGAGTATAGGCGGTAACAGCACGAGTGCTGTACGACAAACGTATACCGTCGCTGATAAACTTCCTCCGGGAAGGTATGCTGTAAAACTTACTACGACCGCACGCAGCCATTCCACCCGAGACAGCACCTATGTAACATGGTCTATGCTTACGGCGTATCAGTATGACGGAGCAAAAGTACATCCCGGTAAAGTCCTTGTAGGATTACGCATTAAAGCAACGGGGCAGTTATCGGGAGGATTGCCTGATGTAAACTGGAAACAACGAAGGATGTTGGTTTGGGTATACGATTGGGATAAAAAGCAATATGTACAAAAGAGTGCGCGAAATCCGGTATGGGCCGCCTATGATATTTTGCATCACTGTCGACGATTAAAGGACATACGGACAGGTAAACTCGTATATGTGGTAGAAGGGTGCAGGAAAGAATGCTTTTCACAATATTGGGCACAATGGGTATGTGCCGCAAACTATGCCGATGAGCGAGTATCGGACGGCAAGGGAGGGACAGAGGCTAGGTTTTCCTTTGACGCCTATTTTAACGGCACCGGTACGAGATGGGACGCTGCAAGTAAAGCCGCAGCAACAGCACATGCCGCACTGCTTCGCTATGGAACACAATATGGGATTACGGTAGATAGACCGGGGGTTATGTGCCAAATCTTTGGAGAAGGACAAATTCTTAAAGACAGTTTCTCAGGTAGTTTTGCAAGTGCCAAAGAACGGGCACGAGCGGTAGAGATAACCTATACGGATCGGCAAAACGATTATAAAAATACGCTCATTAAGTTATATAGCCCCGCGTATGCTACGGATTTAAGTTTACCCGATAATACGGCGAAAGTAACGTTGTTCGGCGTATCCGGTCGCAGTCAAGCATACCGTGAGGGGATGTATTATTTAGCTACGAATGAACGCCAACGGCAGAGCGTATCGTTTGAAGTCGATGTGGCGGGACTTGCCTGTCAATACGGAGATATCATCGGAGTAAGTCATACGGCGGCGCAATTAGGTGCGGCAAGTGGGAGAGTCGTAAAAGCCGCTACCGATGAGATACGGTTAGATAAAGATGTACCGAACGTACAAGACCGATACTATACACTTACGGTTATACACGGTACGGACGGCGGGCTTGTTACACGCAAGGTAAAAGCGGATTTAACGGGAGCCTGGATACCTACGCCCGCGTATACGGAAGCGGATATGCCGTCACCCTATGACAGCTACATTTTATCGGAGTCTTCACAAGAGATTAAGCCCTATCGTATTACGAAGATTACACAAAGTGGTGAACATGCCATCACCCTTACGGCGATAGAATATGACGCAAGCATATATGACACCGATTGGTCACGGTATCCTACTATAGCGTATGCTCCCTTACCGCGTACATTACGTGCACCCGGTTTGTTAGAAGCCATCGATGATATGACCGGTGGAGAAAAAAGAAATATCCATATAAGTTGGTCCATGCCGAAAGGAACACTTGCGGCAGAGCAGTATGTCGTATATTATCGGCGAGGACAAGATACGACATGGCACTATTATGCAACCACGCCGGAAATGTGGATTACCCTTAAAGGGCTGGTTCCTTTTACGCAATACTATATACGGGTTTGCGCAATGGCGGATGGATTTACGAGTGACTATGCACAATGCAGTGTGGTAACAAAAGAGAAAAAAGAGAACATCGAAACCGTAGCCATTCATGACGTTAAGCCGGCCGTACTGGCTCGTCGCGGCACACGTGGACGTATTCATTTTGACCTTCATGTACGCTGGCAACCTACTACTGCATCCGGGGCGGTGTATTATCGCATGAATGCGGGTGAGTGGCTATGTGCCGGAGAGGGCATCGGACAGATGATCATACCTGCGGTTACGGTAGGAGCTACTTACGAGATTGCCGTTATTCATCAAGGGAGTGTAAAAAAGCCCGATGCCCGGATCACGGTAACGGGAGTACAAGCGGCACCCGGTGCACCGAAGGCGGTAACGACTACCTTTGAGGCAATAGGCGAAACACCTATGCAAGTAACGAAATGGGAAGCTGCAGACGGAGATATTGATTTTTATGAACTACGAAGCTCCGGTGAACCGGGGGCAAGCGGCTACTGCGGACGAACGACTGATATTTATTTTAAAGATGAAAATATACTTGGATCGCCGGATGACGGAACGGTATATGTATATGCACACGATATATGGGGCCAATGGAGTGCAGCCGGTAGTGCGTCTTATCATATTATTCGACCGAAGGCACCGATTGTAACGATACGTGAAGAAATAGGAGGGTTACGTATTACGTTGAAACGTGCTGAAGGAGAGCATGCGGTATGTATACGCGGAACCATTAAAATCGATAACAAAAGATATACTGCCGGGTATAAAGAGCTAAGAATAGGCGTGTTTATTCCGTTGCCGCCGAAGGTATATAGCGTGGAGGCACGGTGGTGGACGTATAATAACGTGGGAGAGCATAGTGAACCCGTTCTTGCCACGGTACGTAAAACCATTGATCCGGCCCTTATCGGAGAAGAAACCATTACTTTATCGAAAATAGATAAAGCTATGCAAGGTGAAATTGCTAAAGCGACGACAGCCCACCAAGAAGTAACGCGGGTAGTTGGGGACCTGGAAGGATTTAAAAAAGATCAGTACACCGCTATTAGCCAGCTTAAGGACGCTATCGGGCTGAAAGTGTCCCAAAAAGACATTAAGAGCGAGGTCGCATTAGGCTTGCAGGGCGTGACGCTATCGGGGAAGCAGGTACACATCACGGGCGATACGGTGATAGATAAAGATGTTATCACCAAAGGCATGATACAGGCCGGGGCTATTACCGGCGATAAGCTGGACGTAAAAGATTTAAGCAGCATTACGGCCAATATAGGTGTCTTACGTACTAAATCAACGGGGGCAAGAATGGAAATACGGGATAACTGCATTTTAATATACGATGATAATAACAATTTGCGTGTGAGGATGGGAGTGTGGAATGAATGACTGCCGGATTTGAAACGTATGATGAGCAGGGTACAAAACGTATGGCACCATCGCGAAGTAATGTACGGATAATCGATAAATTTGCTGTCGCCTTTGGATATGAACCGCAAACGGTTTACGGTAATCCCGTTAACATACAAGATACGTCTACCTATAAGCGCGGTATGGAAGATTTTAAAAAGCTTATTACCGAACATGGCGGCACATGGGACCCGGAAGAGGAAAAGCACTTTGATAAGATAGCGCGGGAGGGAAGTATTGGTTATAACCAGTACCGAGCCGGGTTTATTGCTATTGATCCAACACCGGGAGCGCATTTGTGGGTACAGCCGGTAGGTACGGATTTATACGCCTCCGCCTTGGATAACGGCATCGCGTATTGGTGGGACTGCCCTTGGTCGTGGATGCTTGCCATTACTAACGCGCTTGATTATACACCGGGGGGACCGAAGGTGCCAATATGGGAGGTTTATAATAGTTCCGCAAACTGGTACTGGTCAAATTGGATTATATCTTCCGAAGGGTGGACGTATAACCGGATTTGGGATCAGGCTACGTGTGGGGTGGAAAGCGGCTATATTCGAGGAACGGGATTTATTGTGGTGGGGGAATACTAGTGCAAAAATTATTACAGATTATAAATAATAAGAATACTGTCAATATCGGCAATAATTATGATAATCTTGTCCACTTACGAAATTGGCGCATTAAGGTTGCTTATCGGGGAGAAGCTATTGTAAATGAGTTCGTGTCAAAAAGTGCGCCACCTTTGGGATTTGGCTTGAGTGAGGCTGCAGAAACGCAAAATTACCCGCCTCGTCATGGGTGTATATTATCACTGCAATGTATAGCGGCTATCAAGGCACTGGGTATACCAGCGTATATTGGCAGTCTTTTTGTGGATTTTAGACCCCCTCACGGTATAGCTACCACGCTTTACGATTACAGTTATAAGCAATATCGCCATGGGGACGGAGCCGAGGAGGTATATGTATATGTAAGTATTGCTGTGCGGGATATGTCTACGCCGCCGGTGGTAGCGGTGTCTTTATCCAAGCAGTATTTACTTACGGGAATCAAGACGGATTTAGGGACTCCGAGGGGCACTAAAAAGTCCGAGTTGGAAGTGCTTGCCGAAAATCCGCCTAGCGTTATGTGGCTGTGGCACTTTACGGTGCGCCACCGTGATGCGACACGTAAATTTAATGAAGATGCTGTGAATGAGTTGCTGAACAGCTTTGAGAAGGGAGATTCGGGGATATATTTTTTCGATTATATGATTCCGCCGGATAGCAATAATTGGGATAGCTCTAAGCTCTCCGGCGTTTTTCCCATATCGCCGAGATGGTACCCCGAAGAATTTGAGCCCGGAAACTACCGGGGGACCGATAAAATATCGGCCGGCGTCGGAAAGCAGGAAAAGTATCCTAGGTTAAGGGCTAATCGGGACGATGTTCTTTTCCGTTCCAGGCGAATTTTAGAGCCTGACTATGTACGCAGGCAGCACTATGGTCTTACTCTATACGGGAACCCACCGCTATTATCGGATGCGTACGCGGCCCTACGCAGGTATGTTCTTGCGTCTTTGCCCGAACATCCATCTCATCCCATCTATGATACGGTATATGATAGCCGGTATGACTATATGCAGGTCTTAGATACCTATAGCAACCGTTCGCAAGGATCATATAATAAAATATCTTATGACGGCCTTATTCATCAGGCACCTAATGTGTGGTGTGCAAACATCAGGAAAGAAAATCTTACACCTGTAAATCGCAAGTATCCGGTAGCGCGTCTAGCTGTGGCCGGTACATTGCTTAATTGTTATACCCCTAACCATAGTCTTTTTGATGATATTGCTGATCCCGGCTCTGCGGCCGTTCTATCACATATAGCGCAGCAAGTACACTTGGATGGGGGAACCTTGTCCATGACGACCGGGGCAGGTACATTACCTGCACTGGAGTATCAAGATCTTGTGGGACAGCTCGGTGATTTGGAAACGGACTTGGTTATAGTAGATGTAAGCGGGCTTATCCCGAATACGGCACCGCTTACTAATGCGGAACATAAGGCGGTGGCGAATATAAAACTTGCGCCGGAAGATTTAGAACACAGCGGTCCTAAAAATGTGTTATCCTGGCGGAATTTTATAAGACGTGTTATCGGGGAGCGTCGTAGTAAAGCCAAAAAGACATAAGCATTTCGGCGGCGGAGGTTTTTCTTTTATGTATGATTTCGATAAAAATATAGATATAGTTATCGGGTGCACTCGCAAGAGTGCTTTTTTTATGCCTAAAAAGGAGTGGATATAATGAATATTTTAGAGCTTATCAGTACGGCATGTGTAGTAAGTGGGGTCTTGGGGGTAGTGTTCCGATACGCCGTATTAAATCCTTTGTACATGGCAATCCAAGCTTTACAGGATGCCGTGAAAGAACTGAAAGTGCAGA